AATGGTCTGGACGACCGGAAATCCCGCTTATCAAAATCTAAGGGGATTCTATGTTCAACGTAATCGGCTTTATCCGAAACAATTCAGGCCTGGTCATCATCGGTCTTATCTGCGTGGCGCTGTGGGGGCTGAATGCCAGTAACTCACAGCTGAAAGCAACGAACGACAGACTTGAAAAGCTGGCAAACAGCAAAGACGATCAGATTAAGGACCTGCGTTCAAAGAACGATGACCTGGCATCCAGTGTCACTGAGCTGGTAACAGCCGTTAAGCAGCAAAACGAAGTGATGAGTCAGGTCACAGAGCAGCGTGCCGTAACAGCCCAGCAGAATCGGAAATTACAGAATGAAATTAAGCGTTACCTTGCGGCGGACAAGTGTGCTGTTGCTCCTGTTCCCCCTGATGCTGCTGACCGGTTGCGTAACGCAGCAAAAGCCGCTGGTGGAGTACCGGACAGTAAAGCAGCCACAGCTAAGCCTTCCGGCTGAACTGACCAGCCCAATTGATGTACCAGCGCCGTCACAGGATATGACGTTCGGTGACAGCGTAAGCCTCAACGCTGAGTTATATGGCGCTCTTGGGCAGTGCAATATTGATCGTGCTGCAGTCAGGAAGCTTGATATGCATCCTGTTCCTGTTGCCCATTAAATGTGATGATCTGATTTCACACATTTAATGGGCAAGGTACGGCTATGGCTTCGGAAAAAGCTCTGTTTCCTGACGAGTTCTCGTTCGAAAATATTACGTATATCGGGCAAGCGGACACCACAAACAACCAACTTCTGATACCGTTCAAAGATCGAACCTGCCCATTCGATATTGGTGAAAAAATTTTGTTGAGGCAGGGCGCTAAGATGTTGTGTTTTGACATACTGGATTATGAGATGCGGGATAGAGAGGTTGGTGGCAGTCTGCCTTACATGGCTATAATTCATGTAAATGATATTGATAGCTAATCCAAAGGTAGCCACCGAGAGTTTTGTCTGCTGATTAAATCGAAGCGCAGGCTAATCAATGGGGAGCCGGTCAATGGCCTTGCATGAGTAACTAATCTTTCCATGATATATCTTAAGATTAGTCGTAATGGTTGTGATTAAAAAACAACCAGCAGTGTTATGATTAGTCTCATTCATGAGAAAGGCCGAATACCATGTCCTACTTCAGTCAGGTAATGGACCGTGTCGCCAGAATCAACACTGACGCTAAGTGTCCAGTTTGCGGGAAAACGTCCAAGCAGTCCGTTACGAAGGTTTCAAAAGAGCAAGCTTTGTTATGCCCGCACTGCAAATCGCTCTTTGTAATCCATTAATAAATAAACACGAGCACTAAGCCGCCTCCGGGCGGTTTTTTTTGTGCTGAAAACTGCATTCAATGAGTTCACTTTTCAGCATAAACACAATGGATAATCGGCTGGTGGCTTCACCATTGCTGAGGATTAAGCGCGTTTAACCAGTAAAAAATTCTTATGAAGGCTTCATGTTCACGCATGTGCAGCCAATCGAACCAGTTATGAAAGTCAAAGATTAAAAAAAGGCCCCGTGCAGGGCCATTCAAAGAGGAACACTATTTATTGTTGTGCCTTAAATATTAAAAGCATCCATTTTCATTGCAAGCGTAAGCGGTAACTTAATTGAGAGGAAAAGCATGAGCGAAGCAAAGCCGCAGGACTGTTGCACCATTAAGGGCGCCACCGTTAAGGACTATCGGACACTGTCTTATGGCGAAACTGGCAAGATGAATCAGTTTAAAGAGCTGAGCCGACAGTTCATTGCATTGCTCCAGCAGCATGGTATGGATATGAGCAACGACCCAAGCTTGCAGAACTCGCAAGAACGCTGGGATTCAAATGAATGGTTGCGCGAAGCACATAAGGATATGCAGCGTGCCTGTATGGCGGCATGCCGTGCTATAGCCCGTCCAGAATCAGATTGCTGAGTTCATCACAAGGCGCATTTGCGAGTGTGCCTGATGATGATTATCAGGCAAAATACCTTCATTAGATAACGGGGGTATAAGTGAACTATTTCTACCAACTATTGATAGGACTTTTGTCGGGATCATTTGCAGCATGGCTGACAACACATTTGGCTTTAAGGCGTTTCTACAACGAAAAGTGGTGGGAAAAGCGAGCGTCAGCATTTATTGAAATCACAGATGCTATATACCAAATTAAAATTGAATATGAGTACTATTGCGATAGAAGGGAGTTTTATAGAGAACCTAATGCCTTCCCTAGCTTTGAAAAATTAGATGAAGAACGCCTTGCTCAGATGAAAGGCGCATCCTCTAAAGCTATGGGTATAGTGACCAAGTATAGTCAAGTTGGACCATTGCTTATAACGAAAGAAGTTTCAAAATTGCTTAATGACTACCTCGCGGAATTGAGGAAAATCACTAATGATGTCTTCTTCAGAGATTGGGATGATGAGGAAGCGGAAAACTATCAGCTTGAAATCACATCAAAACTACTCAAAGACCTGGTAGAAGTTTCAAGAAAAGAATTGAAATCAAATTAGCCTCCTTCGGGAGGTTTTTTATTGAGGTGAATATGGACGTTATGATTGATGGTGTGCGCTATGCGCCGGTTACTGAGCGGGCATCAAGTATCGGCATTGCTATCAGCACCCATAACCGCCATGACGTTTTATTCCGCGCTCTTGAGCATCATATGAAGTTTCTACCAGCCGGTGCGCTGGTGGTTGTTATTGATGACGGTTCAGCCAAACAGGTTACAGCGCCGCAAGGTGTCAGGGTCATACGCCATGAAGCCTCTCTCGGCATTGTGTCCGCCAAAAACGCCAGCATTGAAGCCCTGATTGATGCCGGTTGTGAGCATCTCTTCCTCTGGGATGACGACGCCTGGCCGATTGCTGGTGGCTGGGAACGGCCATACATCGAATCGACTGAGCCCCATCTGGCTTACCAGTTTCAGGACTTCGCCACTGGGCAGAAGCTTAACGATATAGCGGTACTCTACCGTGATGATAAGCACGTCGCCTACACCGGCCAGCGCGGCGTGATGCTTTATTACCATCGCAGCGCGATTGAGAAGGTAGGCGGCTTCGATACCATCTATCAGCGCGGTATGTATGAGCACTCTGATTTAGCGCTGCGCATCCACAATGCCGGATTAACCAGCTGGGCGTTCGCTGATGTCGTGGGTTCTGAAAAGCTCATTTACTCGCTGGATGAGCATCAGGCCGTAAAACGTTCGGTACCAAAGCCTGACCGTGAGGCTCAGGTAAAGCGCAACGTTACGATTCACAACGAGCGCCGCAATAGCGGTTACACCGGCTACGCAGAGTACCGGCATCAGCGTAACGTGGTGATTACCACACTACTGACCAGCCAGCCTGACCCGCAGCGCGGCAGCAAAATGACTGTTTCACCTGACATGCTGGCTAAGTGGGCGGCATCGGTAAAAGGTGGTGACGCGATAGTGCTGGCCGATGAGCTGACAAATGCACCTTCAGGCGCGTCACTGGTAGTCGTCCCTGATGTAAAGATGAATGTCTACTTCCGGCGCTGGCTGCATATCTGGCAACACCTGCGCGATCATCCTGAATATCACTTCGTCTGGTGTACTGATGGTACTGACGTTGAGATGCTGCGCGAACCGTGGCAAGGCATGGAGCAGGGCAAAATTTACGTTGGTTCCGAACCTAAAACCTATGCAGACGCATGGGCTAAGCAGCATCATCCGGAAGGTATCTATCAGGCGTTTCTCACTTCGCACCAGAATGATGTGATGCTGAATGCCGGTCTGCTGGGTGGCAGTCGTAATGATGTGATGGCAATAGCGCACGGTATCATCCGGCTGTATTACCACCTTGAATCATTGCGATTCTGGAATCAGGAAGTAAAAGCAGCAGCTGTTGGTGACATGATTGCCTTTGGCATTGTGGCTCATCGCTTCAGTGACAGGCTGGTTACCGGCCCCGCAGTACATACGGTGTTTAAGTCAGACGGAATCGGTAAGGAGTTCGCTTGGTGGAAACACAAATAAGGTAATAAGCGGATGAAAATCTTTTCAGCAGTTCTTCACAAAAATAGCTTTTACATTCACGCTGATACACATCAGGAATTCTGGGTAAAACTTAGTTCGAGCCTTGGTTGGGGAAAATTTGGATTTATCCGCTCTTCTACCGAATTCAGCACTACTGGAGGGCTGTTTGAATTAGTTGAAGTGCGCGCGGCAGATTTTGCACCCCCAGACTCAGTAGTTGTAGGGTCAAATGTTTTATGGAGTCTGCCGGAAGCTCTCGAAGTTTTGAAATCAGTCCCTTTTTCTGGTCTTCGGGCACATTTGCAACTCGAATGATATCTTCGAGTGCCACTAAGGTATCGTTGTGTAGCCTGACGGTTTGAACCTTGAGAATTGCACCTAAACCACCATCATCAAGGATAAAGTCAATACCTTTTTCTGTAATGAAGCAGGAATGCTGATCGAAATAAAATCTATTTCTCTCACCCAAACTTTTGCTCTTTATGAAGGGAGATGAAATTAGCCCATGCATTTCAAGGTAAAGCATGCAGGCAACAAAGTGATCATGATCATCGAACTTTTGACGAAGTTCCACTTCTGTTTGATCAGATAGCGCATTTGGAGCGCAGTCAATCAAAGCATTTAAAATTTCGAGTTGAAGTACTCTGTCATATTTCCGCGACTTATCCATTATTGTTCTCATTAGGAGCTGTTTAAAAACAATATATTGGAAATGAAAAATAAGACAGCCTGATATTCAAACAGTGTTTTCTAAAAGGTTCTTTTAATGCATGACTTTGTGCGACAACCAATGAGATTTGTTGTTGTCTCTCATTATTCAAGAAGAGAACGGGCAGAAATGCTGGCATCTTCGCTGTGTGCTCATTTGCTGATTGATGATAGTTATCAAGGCGCTAACTGGAATCATCGCCGCGCTATTGAGTGGGCCAGCCAGCAGGATTGCCGGGTGGTTATCTTGGAGGATGATGCATTGCCGGTGTCTGGCTTCGCGCAGAAGGTGGTTAAGTGGCTTTCGCGCTTTCCTGATAACCTGCTGAGCTTTTACCTCGGCACCGGCCGACCGCCTCAGTATCAGTTGGAAATAGCGACAAAGCTTATTGATGCAGACAGGCGTCAGGCTGATTACATAACCATCAACCGGCTAGTTCATGGCGTCTGCTATAGCGTGCCTCTGCACAAGCTACAGCAAGTGATCAGTCGCTGGAATCATCGGTCACCTGCTGACTATGCAGTTGGTGATGCATGTGGTGGCTCGGTCATCTATCCGTGTTACTCGCTGGTGGATCATATGGACAGCGATACTGTTGAGAGACACCCTGACAACACACCGCGCACAGAGCGCCGCAGAGCATGGCGGCTGGACTTAAAGGAGCATCATGGCACGACTCGCAACGCTTAAGCCCCGGCTCTCAGTTGACCGAACGCAACGCGTTAGGACTGCAACCGTAGCTGAGACGCGCATCACTGGCTGGAAGCTGCAGGCACGGCGTAAGCGACTATGGTCTGCCAATCCATGCTGCGCGATGTGTGGACGCCTGACTGAGTATCCTCATGGCTTCGAGCTGGACCATAAGGTTGCTCTGCATCAGGGTGGTGAAGACACCGATGCCAACTGTCAAATCCTTTGCTGTGGTGCTGATGGGTGCCACCGCAGGAAAACCAATGACGACATGAAAGGCAATTGACAACAATTATCACTCAGCCTGAGTGATAGTTTCATTTGCAATCATTTCAGTGTGGATGATATCGATTATCATCTGATGGTGGGGGGGAGTCCGAAAGTTTCAGGACGATCCTCTACGAAACCTCGCCCCCTCTCACGCACAGAAAATATCCCCTTTTGGAGGGTGTAAACATGTTAACAGCCCAGAAGCGAAAATTCGCGCTGGCGCTGATTTCCGGTATGTCGAAAAAAGATGCGGCTATAAAGGCTGGGTATTCCGCAAACTCCGCACGCTCCAAGGGTTCGCAGCTTGCTAAAGACCCGGAAGTCATCGCTTTTATAAGCCGCAAAAAGAATGGAAAAGTCGAAGTCGACGATGTGCCAACGCAGGGAAAAAAAGTTAATACCCCAGCGGTAAACATGCCATCACAACCTGAGCCCGATCCGGTGCCGGAAATTGTTCGGGCGGCTGGTGAATATGATGACCCGCTTGAGTTTCTGAAGTCGGTTATGAATGACCGATGCGAAGATATTGATACCCGAAAAGATGCCGCAAAGGCGATGCTTCCCTATCTGCACAGCAAAAAAGGTGAGGGCAGCAAGAAGGATGCGAAGCAGGCTGCTGCTAAGGCGGTTGCCAGCAAGTTCATGGGCATGGCTCCGCCGCAGCTGATAGTGAATAACGGGAGATAGAGATGCCTGAGTGGTCCACCGCATGCGCTGACTGGGCCAGCAGGCTCATTAACCGCGAGTCCATCATCCCGCCGCCAATATTCAGGGATTCTGGCGAGCATGCACTGTCCATCTTCAAAGAGCTCAGGGTAACTGACCTGCCTGGCAAGCCTACATTTGGCGAGTGTTCAGAGCAGTGGGTATTTGAATTTGTGCTGGCAATATTTGGCGGCTATGACCAGCAGACCGGCAATCAGATGATCCGTGAGTATGGTCTTCTCATCAGTAAAAAGAATACAAAATCCACCATCGCAGCCGGAATTATGCTGACGGCGCTGATTATCTGCTGGCGTGCTGATGAAGAGCATCTGATTCTGGCACCGACAAAAGAGGTTGCCGATAACTGCTTTAAACCTGCTGCCAGTATGGTGCGTGAGGATGAAGAGCTTTCGGCGCTGTTTCACGTACAGGATCACATCCGCACCATAACTCACCGCGTCAATCGCAACAGCCTGAAGGTTGTGGCCGCTGACAGCGATACGGTGTCGGGTAAAAAGGCCGGTCGGATTCTGGTGGAAGAGCTGTGGCTTTTTGGTAAAAACGCCAAAGCGGATGCGATGTTTATTGAGGCGCTGGGCGGTCAGGTGTCGCGTAATGAAGGGTGGGTGATTTACCTGACCACGCAGAGCGATGAGCCGCCTGCAGGCGTGTTTAAAAAGAAACTGGATTACTGGCGCAATGTCCGCGACGGAATCATTAAGGATGGCAAAACGCTAGGTATCCTTTATGAGTTCCCCCCTGAAATGGTGGAAAACGAAGGTTTCCGCAATCCCGATAACTTTTACATTACGAACCCGAACATGGGCCGCTCGGTCAGTAAAGAGTGGCTGGATGATGAGTATCTTAAGCGGTCGCAGGAAGATGAAGGCAGCCTGAGAAAGTTTCTTGCCAAGCATCTGAACGTTGAGATTGGCATGAATCTCCGTAATGACCGATGGGCCGGTGCGGAATTCTGGGAAACTCAGTCCGATCCGTCTGTGACATTCAAACAGATTTTAACCCGGTGCGAAGTTGTCACTGTCGGCATTGACGGCGGCGGTCTGGATGACCTTCTCGGCCTGTCCGTGGCCGGTCGCGATAAGAAAAGCCGTGACTGGCTGACCTGGTCTCATGCGTGGTGCCATGAAAAGATGCTGGAGCGCCGGAAAAGCGAAGAAAGCAAACTGCGTGATTTTGAAAAGCAGGGCGATCTGACCATTGTGAAACGAGTGGGTGAGGATGCGGATGAAGTTGCGATGTATGTAGCGCAGATTTATGAAGCCGGGCTGCTGGATAAGGTTGGCATGGACCCCGCTGGGATCGGCGTTCTGCTCGACACGCTGATTGATGCAGGTATACCGCAGGATTCCGTTGTGGGCGTCAGCCAGGGGTGGAGGCTGGGCGGCGCATGTAAGACTACTGAGCGCAAGCTGGCAGAGGGTGCCTTAAAGCACGCGCCACAGCCCCTGATGAACTGGTGTGTTGGTAATGCAAAAGTGGTTATCAGTGGTAATGCGCCGCTGGTAACGAAGGGTGCCAGTGGCACAGGTAAAATCGACCCGCTGATGGCGCTGTTTAATGCCATTTACCTGATGGCGCTGAATCCGGCAGCTACCAAAAAAGAATACAGCGTGTTTTTCATTTAGAAATTCCGCTTTCAACGACCCGCTACGGCGGGTTTTTTCGTTTCTGGAGAAAGGGAAATGAAGAATCAGCACGCCGTCAGCCTTCTGAAGGTGAAGGCGGTCAACGAGGATACGCGGGAGATCACCGGTATCGCGACAACACCATCACCTGATCGGTATGGCGACATCGTGATGCCCGAGGGCGCAAAGTTTCAACTGCCCATCCCGCTGCTCTGGCAGCATGACCATCAGTCTCCAATCGGCCAGGTGACCAGCGCAAAGGTTACCGCCGAGGGTATCGAAATAAAAGCCACGCTGGCTAAGGCGGACTCCCCCAGTCAGCTCGCCGCGCGTCTTGAAGAGGCCTGGCAGAGCATCCGCCTCGGCCTTGTTAAGGGCTTGTCGATTGGTTTCCGCCCGATTGAGTACGCCTATATAGATGAAGGCGGAATCCGATTCTCAAGCTGGGAGTGGTACGAACTCTCTGTCGTAACGGTGCCGGCCAATGCCGAAGGCACTATTCAGACCGTAAAATCCATCGATGAGAAGCTGCGGGCCGCGTCAGGCGTAGTGCAGAACGACTCGAAAAAAAGAAAGCCCGCTGGCGCTACAGCAGTTAAAAATTCTCAGACTAAAGGAACAAATATGAACATCGCCGAGATGATTAAAACTTTCGAAACCAAGCGAGCTACGCTCGATGCTGAACGTCAGAATGTTATGTCAAAAGCCTTCGATGAAGGGCGTACGCTTGATGCGGAAGAAGAAGATAAATATGACGAAGTGAGCACGGAAATTAAATCCGTTGATTCGCACCTGGCTCGCCTTCGTGACATGGAATCGACCAAAGCCTCGACCGCTCAACCGGTTCAGAAAGCAGCAGGCGGTACGGTGGTAAATACTGTTGATAACCGAGCTCCAGCTGTGATCCATGTTGAAAAGCCGCTGGAAAAAGGCATCGCTTTTGCTCGCTTTACTAAATCCCTTGCCGCCGCTAACGGCAGTCGCTCTGAAGCGCTGGAAATTGCGAAGCGTCAGTATCCGCGAGATGCCAAACTTCACCATGTTTTGAAATCAGCTGTAGGTGCGGGCACAACCACTGATCCTCAGTGGGCTGGCAGCCTGGTTGAATATCAAGAATATGCTGAAGATTTCATTGAATTCCTTCGACCAAAAACGATCATCGGCCAGTTTGGTCAAGGTACGATTCCCCAGCTGCGCAAAGTACCGTTCAACATCCGTATCCACGCACAGACTTCAGGTGGCTCTGCAAACTGGGTTGGTCAGGGAAAAGCTAAGCCGCTGACCCGATTTGATTTCGAGTCAGTGACTTTTGGCTTCTCCAAAGTTGCAACAATTGCCGTCATTACTGATGAGCTGATTCGCTTCTCAAACCCAGCAGCTGATGCAATGGTTCGTGATCAACTGGCTGAAGCAGTGATTGCCCGACTGGATCAAGATTTTGTCAACCCAGCGAAAGCTGCGGTGCAGGATGTGTCACCGGCATCTATTACCAATGGCGCTGCTCAAATTCCGAGTACTGGAAACCCTGATACTGACAGCACCAATGCTTTCCAGGTGTTTATTGACGCTAACCTTCAGCCAACAGGCGCTGTATGGCTGATGTCCAGCACAACAGCGCTGGCATTGTCTAAGCGTAAAAATGCACTGGGCCAGAAAGAGTATCCTGAGATGACCATGTTCGGCGGTACCTTTGAAGGCCTGCCGGCCATCGTTTCTCAGTATGTCGGCAACCTCCTTGTGCTGGTGAATGCGCCTGATATTTACCTTGCTGACGACGGCGGCGTTGCGGTTGATATGTCGCGAGAGGCTTCGCTTGAGATGGAGAGCGAGCCAGTAGGTGACAGCGTGACGCCAACGCCAACCGAAATGGTTTCCATGTTCCAGACTAACAGCGTGGCAATCCGCGCCGAACGCTGGATCAACTGGAAGCGCCGCCGCACGGCAGCCGTTGCGGTAATCACTGGTGTTAACTACGGCACCTCTGCTGGCAGCTAAGGAGATGCGGGGAGAAATCCCCGCTCTTTTCACTATGAAACAGGTCCGTTATCTGAAAAGCACCCACGATGCGCATGCGGGTGAGAAACGCTTTCTGCGTGACGATTATGCTGAGGTTCTTCGCCTGACTGGCCATGTCGAGTTCGTCGAAACCGTTGAAAAGCAGGCAAAGGCCCAGAAAAAGAAATAGTGCCGGGAGAAGCAGCCAATGTTCGGTTTCCGTAAAAAGCCCCAGAAGGAAAAGGCGCTTCAGGCTGCTAATGGCGGCGGATGGCGCAAAATATTTGAATCGTTTACAGGTGCCTGGCAGCGAAACATCGAAGTTGACGCCACTACTGTTCTTGCCTACCACGCCGTTTTTTCGTGTATTTCACTCATTTCAGCTGATATCGCTAAAATGCCGCTACTTCTTAAGAAGAGGCTGGAAAGTGGAATTTGGGCCGATCACAGCGATTTACGGCTTTCGCCGCTCTTGAGAAAGCCAAACACTTTCCAGACCCGGATGCAGTTCTTTGAAAACTGGATGAATTCAAAACTTTCAGACGGTAATACTTACGCTCTCAAGCTCCGTGATGAGCAAGGAAAAGTTACACAACTGCGAGTACTGGACCCTAGTAAAGTTACTCCATACGTCACGGATGATGGTGAAATTTTTTATCAGGTCCGTCCCGATAATGTCCACGGGATTGAGCAGCAGGTAATGGTCCCTGCTCGTGAAATCATCCATGACCGCTTTAACTGCTTCTTCCATCCATTGTGTGGGCTGTCACCCATTTATGCATGCGGTCTTACCGCAATGCAGGGTGACGCCATCCTGACTAATTCTGCCAACCATTTCAAAAATGGTGGCAAACCTGGAGGTGTGATTACCGTGCCGGGCTCGGTCGATCAGGACAAAGCGCGTGAGATAAAACAGAGCTGGGATGAAGGCTATTCCGGCGCTAACGCAGGAAAGACAGGTTTACTCGCTGATGGCGCTTCATTTGCCGCTATTGCAATGACAGCTGTTGATGCGCAGATGGTTGAGCAGTTGAAGCTGACAGCCGAAATTATCTGCTCAACGTTCCACGTTCCGATTTACAAGGTCAACACCGCCTCTACGCCTTCTTATAACAACATCGAGGCTCTTGATCAGGGTTATTACTCGCAGTGTCTTCAGACGCATATTGAAGGCATTGAACTTCTGCTTGATGAAGCTTTCGATCTGGATGCTAAGACCGGTGTTGAGTTTGACCTCAATACGCTAATCCGGATGGACACTGAAGGCCGCTATAAGACTTACAGTGAAGGTATTGGTGCCGGTTTCCTTACTCCTAATCAGGCGCGCAAAAGTGAAAACATGCCGCCTGTTGAAGGCGGAGACACGCCATACCTGCAGCAGCAGAACTATGCGCTGTCAGCCCTGGCTAAAAGGGATGCCAGCGACGATCCGTTTGGCACTCAATCCAAATCTGAAGCGGCTACCACGCCGCTGCCAACTGTTGACGATGAAAGCAGCAAGGCTCTTACAGAGCAGGAGCACTTCATGGTCAAAGCAATGCTGAAAGGACTGCTTACCCATGAATGAACGTGACATGTCACTGCTGAAGGCTGTCAGTGAGGCAGTGAAAGAGCAGCTGTCAGCAATCCACACACGCTATGAAACTGCGTTGTCGCAACAGTCTGATGAAATTAAAAGGCTCAGTGATCTGGTCGAGCAAAGCAGACAGTCAGCGCCGAATGAAAAGGCTATTGCCGATTCAGTACTCTCGCAGATTGAAGTCCCTGCTGCGCCAGTGCTGCCGGATATCGCGCAGATGGTGAAAGATGCGGTGGCTGAAATTCCGGTCCCGGATTCGCCTGTCCTGCCCGATATTGAAAGCATGCTTCAGCGGGCTGTCTCCGGCATCAAGGTTCCGCAGCCCGAACCACTGCCAGATATCGCGCAGATGGTCAAAGATGCGGTGGCTGAAATTCCGGTTCCGGATTCCCCTGTCATGCCCGATATTGAAAGCATGGTTCAGCGGGCTGTCTCCGCCATCAAGGTTCCGCAGCCCGAACCACTGCCAGATATCGTGCAGATGGTGAAAGATGCCGTAGCGGAAATGCCGAAGCCGGATGATGGTGAGCCAGGTGAAGATGGTAAAGACGCGCTGCAGCTTGAAATACTGCCGTCGATTGACCCTGAGAAAGCATATCAGCGCGGTACCTATGCCATCCATCAGGGCGGGCTGTGGCGTTCTTATCAGAAAACCACGGACATGAAAGGCTGGGAGTGCCTAGTCGATGGGATCAGTGATATCGATATCACTCAGTCTGATGAGCGTAATTTCACTGTCACCGCAATCAAGTCCAGCGGTGATAAAACAGAGAAAACATTCAGCGTGCCGGTGATGATCTATCGCGACATCTTCAAGGATGGAGAGAAGTATTTTCCGGGCGACAGTGTTACCTGGGGCGGTTCGGTCTGGTACTGCAATGAGGCAACAGGTGATAAGCCGGGTGAAGATGGTTCAAAAGGCTGGAAGCTTGCTGTCAAACGCGGTCGTGATGCGAGGGCTAAGTGATGCTGGAATTTGTGACGCTCAGCGAAGCCAAAGAGCATCTGCGAATTGATACGGATGACGGTGATTCCGATCTTCAGCTGAAAATCTACTCTGCAAGTGCAGCCGTACTGGATTATATCCAGGGGAGCCGGGACCGTGTTATCGGGACAGATGGCAAAGTCATTGAGTCCGCACCTGAAACCCTACGCGTTAAGCAGGCCACCCTTATTTTAGTTGGCATTCTTGATCGCCTGAGAAGCGGAGAGGAAGAGAGTCAATATCGGCAGGGCCAGTTACCATACTCTGTGACCAGCCTAATTTACTCTCTTCGCTCACCAACCATTTGCTGAGGTGCTAATGAGTGGCTTAAAAGCTGGAGAGCTCGATAAGCGCATCAGGCTACAGCGCACCGAATCTGAGCGCGGTCCGCTTGGTGAGGTGTTGCCGGGGCAGGTTGTCATCAGCTCTCCTTTTATCTGGGCGAAAGCTGAAAACATTTCAAACCGCAAAATACGCAGCATGGATCAGCAACAGATTGTTGAAACCTGGCAATTTACCATCCGGCCACGTAGCGATGTTCAGACGGACTGGAAAATAAGCTGGGGTAATGAGGTTTACACAATCAGGGCTGTTGACCGCAGCAGCCGTGATCGTGCTGTTATTACAGCTGAAAGGGATGTGCGTCATGATTGAATCAGGCATCTATAAATCCCTTCAGTCCCTTTCTGAACTGGAAGTCTATCCACTTCTTATCCCGGATACTGAGCAGCAGGGGATCACTTACCAGCGTATTTCTGACCCCGAGATTGAAGACGGTCTGGTCAGAACATCCCTGGTGGCCGGTCGGTTCCAGATTTCCTTTGTGAAAGTCTCTGACTACTCAGGCCTGCTGGCGCTTGATGCTCAACTCTGGGAGATGTGGAAGGGCATCAGGCATGGGGATATCGGCGGCTATCCGGTTCAGTACGTTGAGCGCGGTACGCTGCAGCAGGATAAATCCACGCTGCCTAACAATGCAGTGCAGTACCGCCTGACCAGAGATTTCATCATCTACTTCAGTGAGGTATGACGTGCTCAGAATGGAAGTCACAGGCCTTGATGAGCTTGAGCGTCAGCTTATTGCGCTGGGTGAAAAGGCCGGAACAAAGGTTCTGCGCGAGGCGGGCCGTGCCGCGCTGCAGGTGGTTGAGCAGGATATGAAAGAGCATGCAGGTTACGACCAATCAGCGAAAGGCCCGCATATGCGTGACTCAATCAAAATACGCTCGACAACGCGCACCAGAGGTAATGCCGTTGTGGTGCTTCGCGTCGGTCCCAGCAAGCAGCATTACATCAAGGCGCTTGCCCAGGAGTTTGGCACGGTCAAACAGGTTCCCGATCCCTTCATTCGGCCTGCGCTGGATTACAACAAATCCCGCGTTCTACGAATCCTCGCGGTAGAAATACGGGACCGCATTCAAAACAACGGGTAGCAGCCGCTACCACCTTCATAGAGAGAGAAAGTCATGGCTGATAAAACTTCGCCAGAATACGCGATGCTGCCTGCAGGAACCGTAGTGAAATGGGGGGCATCCGGTGCCGCTGTCTCAGCGATGAAGCCGCTGATTAACTGTAAGGCGCTCGGTGCTACCGGACAGACCGGCAGCTTCGTGGACTGCACCACGCTGATTGATAAGAGCAAGCAGTTCATTTCAGACCTGCCGGAAGGTCCGGAGAAATCCCTGGGCTTTATCGACGATCCGTCGAACACCGATTTTGCCGCTTTCCTGAATGCCGCGCAGAACCGCCAGACCGTGCAGTTTTACGTTGAGCTGCCGAACGGACGTACCGCAAACATGGTGCTGGCGCTTTCTGGCTGGCAGATGAATGAAATCACTGCGCCAGCCAGCGAAGTGATCCAGATTACCGTTCAGGGCAAGCAGAACAACATTGAGTGGGGCGTTGTCGCAGGCTCCTGATTTAAACAGCCACGCCGCCTGATGGCGGCTTTTACCACCTAACGGGATCAAATAATGTCCGAGAAAAAATTCAGTGCGGCCACGTTAAAGTCAGTTCTGCTGCAGCCGAAGTCTACCGCCATCAAAACAGAGCTGCTGGGCGCTCAGGTGTACATCCGCCGCCGCACTGCCGGTGAGCTTATCCGCTACGAGGAAGAGCTGGATGCAGCGCAGGCAACCGGCAATATCCGAGCAATTTCTGAAATGAGCGTCCAGCTTGTTCTCGACAGCCTGGTTAATCCTGACGGCACGCCTGTTAAAGCTGAGCTTCTTCCGACCGCTGCAGAGCTGCTTGAGGCTCACGATAACCCGACGCTGATGGCGGCAATTGAGCGCGTAAAAACGCATGCCATCGGTAAACTGGAAGCTGCCGAAAAAAACTGATCAGCTCGCCATGGCTGCAGCTGATTTTGTGGCTGGCGGACAGGTGGGGCGAACCTGACCCGTCCGTTATAGCCGCATTACCGTGCGACACGCTAAACCACTGGCGAGCTTACTTTCTTCAGCAGGGCATCCTGACCCGCTCCGAACCGCAATCTGCGCAATCCCCACACGACACCAGGCCGAACACGACCACGCATAGCGTGGATCAGCAGTGTGACGCCGTAATGAGGGCGTTAATGTAATGGCTGACGTAGCATCGCTGGCGGTAGGGTTACACCTCAACGCTGCAAATTTTAAAAGCCAGCTCGTCAGTGCGTATGGCGATGCCGGTAAGCAGTCGCGCCAGTTCAACAGACAGGCGCAGGACGACGCAAAAAAAACGGAAGAGGCTTACGGTCGCGTTAATGCTGCCGTTCGCGGACTGGCCGGGCGGATCGCCGGGCTGGCTGGTGTAGGGCTGTCACTCGGTACCATTATCCAGACGTCCCGCCAGTACTCTCAGGCGCTTTCTGACCTCTCATCTATTACCGGCGCGACAGGAAACAAGCTGCGCGATCTGGATGCGGCAGCGCAGCAGATGGGGCGCACTACCGAGTACAGCGCCAGCCAGGCTGTTGAGGCGCTGAAGCTGATGGCATCAGCCAAGCCCGAACTGCTTGATACGGCTGACGGGCTGCAAAAGGCGACCAACAGCGCACTGCTGCTGGCACAGGCGGGCGGCAGTACGCTGCCCGAAGCCACAAGAACACTGGCCCTGTCACTGAATCAGTTCGGTGCCGGTGCTGAACAGGCCGACCGTTATATTAACGTCCTGGCAGCCGGTGCAAAATTTGGCGCTTCCGAAATTAACGATACCGCCGCCGCGATAAAAAATGGAGGCGTGGCCGCTGCGCAGGCAGGTATCGGTTTTGAAACGCTCAATGCCGCCATTCAGGTGCTGGCATCGCGTGAAGTCAAAGGAGGTGAAGCGGGTACCGCGCTGCGCAACATCATCCTCAGCCTTGAGAAAGGGACTGATAAAACCCTCAAGCCGTCCGTTGTAGGGCTCAGTAAGGCGCTGGAAAATCTGGCGGGCAAAAACCTGTCTACTGCGCAGGCCGTAAAACTGTTTGGCGTGGAGAATATCAACGCCGCGTCAATCCTGACGGGTAATCGCGGCAAAATTGATGAGCTGACCACATCCCTGACCGGGACTCAGACGGCGCACGAGCAGGCAGCGATAAGGGTGAATAACCTGAATGGCGACCTGATGGGGCTGACCAGCGCCTTTGAAGGGTTGATCATCAAAGTCGGCCAGTCTGGTAGTGGTCCTCTGCGCTCAGGTATTCAGGTCATTTCCGAAGGCATCAATAAGCTTTCAGATAATTTTAATGCCGTTGCCTCTGTCGCGCTCTATACGCTTATTCCCGTTCTCTCCACCAAGCTCACAGCAGGGCTTCGGGAAAACATCTCAGGCTGGGCGGCGAACGAAGCCGCAGTGCGGAAAAATGCGCTGCAGCAGGCAGAGACGGCTAAGCAGACCATTGCCGCCGCTCAGGCAACGCGTCAGCAGGCGCAGGAAGAAGCCCGCTATCTGGGGACGCGTACAGCGGCAAACGCCGCAGCGGGTATCAATGTTGGCTATCAGAAAGAGCAGGTTGCGCTGAGCCGTACTATCCGTGAATCAAGAATTGCTGAGACAGCGGCAACAGAACGTCTGGCGGCGGCCAATACACAGCTATCTGTCACGGCCCGCGCTGCCTCTGTTGCATCCGGCCTGGCGCGTGGAGCGCTGTCGCTCATTGGTGGCCCGGTTGGTGCTGCGATGCTTGCCGGTTCGGCGCTGCTTTATTTCCATGAGCAGGCGAAACAGGCGCGTCAGTCCGCGATTGATCTCAAAGGCGCTGTGATTGAAACCACAGCCGCACTGATGCAGCTTTCAGACAAGCAGCTCTCCGTGAAGCAGCTGGACCTGCAGGACCAGTATGAAAATCAGGTTACGCAGAGAAACCAGCTGATTAAGGAAATTCAGGATGCTGACAGCCGGATGGACAGCCTCAAAGGCTTTGATCCCTTCGGCCAGCTGGCAGGTGTAGAGAAAGGAAAAACCCGAGCAGAAGCTGATCTCGAGTCTGTAAACAGCGGTCTGAAAACGCTTAAAGACAACATGGAGAACGTCGATAAAGCGCGTTTCCTGGTGAAAACGGGCATTGCTGATTCTGCTAAAAACCTCAAAAGCGACGTACAGGCCGCAACAGCAGCAGCTGCTGAGGCTGGTAAAGTGGCATCACCGTGGGGAGGTGAGGACCCGGCTAAGGCTGATAAGAAAGGCGCTCAGGCGCTAAAGCAGTTTACTGCGCTTCGCAACGAGATTGAGCAGGCACACGCCTCAAGCCTGGAAAAAATCAATCTTCAGGAAAAGGTTTCGCAGGAAAAAATCCTGAAAGATGCCAAAGCTGCCGGAGTGAGTCAGGCTGAAGTGCAGCGCGTGCTGACCCTGAATGCGGCTAATTATCAGCGTCAGCGTCAAGAGCTGGCCGAGCAGTATTCCCCGGCTAAAGCCATTATACGTCAGGAGACCGAAGCCAGCCGCAATCTGAAAGAGCTTTATGACGCTCGCCTCGTCACTGAGCGGGAGTACCAGTCTGCCCGCGTTACGCTGGCAAACGATTCTGCTCAGAAGATGATTCAGGCGCAGGCAAGCCAGGCAGCAGCGCCAAAGCTCAACATAGCCGGAGAGGTTGACCCGGTTGCACAGCTCCAGAATCAGCTCGTACAGCAGCAGAGTCTTTATACGGCTTACTATGAAAACAGCAGGCTGAATAAGGATCAGTACGAAGCGCTGATGCAGAAGTCCTCACGGGATTCGGCGGATGCTCAGTATCAGGCGGCGCTCAGTCTGTATGCCGGTCAGAGCACGCTGAATAAAGGGATCGTGAGCCTGGCGGAAACGGCGGCGGAGAGAACGACTAACTCCCTGACCGGTTTGCTTATCGGCACGCAATCTTTCCGGGAAAGCATTTCAAATCTTTTTGCCTCGCTGGCGCAAAGCGTCATCAAAAGTCTTGTTGAAATGACCGCACAGGCGCTGCTGACCAAAACAGTGCTGTCATCCTTCATGAGTTTTGGGGGGGCGGCGGTCGGCGCAGTGGGCACAGGTGCAGCAGCAACGGCGGGCAGTACCGGTGCTATGGGCATGAGTACCAGCTTTCAGGCTTACGATGGCGGCGGATTTACCGGAGAAGGTGGCAAATATGATCCAGCTGGCGTTGTTCACAAAGGTGAGTTCGTCTTTACCAAAGAGGCCACCGAGCGGATTGGCGTTGAAAACCTTTATGGGATGATGCGCGGCTATGCCAGCGGCGGGCTGGTGGACGCCCCTACCGAACGACCCGCCTCAGCATCCGGTAGTGGTCGCGGTAGTGGCAATACCATTATTCAGGTCGACGCACCGGTGACGATAATGCAGGAAAGCGGTGCTGGGGAATCATCCGCGACCGGCACCTCGGCTGCAGCCTCACAGCTTAAATCTATCGTTCAGCAGACGATTACGGACAGGTTGAAGAAGGAAATTTCACCGGGCGGCATTCTTTATAGCGGTCGGAGCTGATTATGGCGACAGATACATTTACCTGGGCGACACGTACTCAAGCGAGCGAACAGCTCAGCGTTTCCACCATTCAGGCCCAGTTCGGCGATGGTTACAAGCAGGTTACCGGGAAAGGGATCAACGATGCTGCTGAAAGCTGGTCGCTGAGCTGTAACGGTCAGGTGGAAGTTATGGCTACTGTGCGTGCGTTCCTGAAAACCCACGTCGCCACCTCTTTCTGGTGGACAAATCCTTGGGGTGAGAAAAAGCTTTATCGCGTTAAAGCAGATCCGATTAATCCAAAGTTTATTAATGGCGGATTTGTCGAAATCAGCTTTACCTTCGAGCAGTCTTTCGCACCATAGATAGCTTATTCAGCCTAGTAAGTTTGGTTTCCCACTTCCCTTTGAGACGCACCGCGACTAGGATTTATCCTATCTTTTACTTTTGGGGTAGGGACATGAAGAAGTTAATTCTATTGGTGACTTTGTTGGCTTTTGGGGCTGATGCAGCTACCACATATACTAAAGAACAGCTGAATGATATGGATCAGTCTGGCCAGTATCCGGAGCAAGAATCACCGGTTACTAAAGGTATTGAAAGTGTGGATTTTGATAAATGCAAAAGTGATACAGGGAGCATTTACAATCAGGTATTAGGCAATTATCCAGCCAAGGAAGTGGTTGATTCAGATGTTCTATACGTAGTTAAAATTTGGACGAATGATGGTGCAATATTGGTTTCTTGCTCTGAGCCAGATGGGAAAAAGGTAATAACACAATCATCATACAAGTGATTGATATCATAGAATAATGATGTTTTATAAATATCATATCAATGAACCCGGCCGCAGCGCCGGGTTTTTTATTGCCCGGAGTAAACATGAGTTTTAACCAGGATATTCAGGCGCTGGAGCCGGGGAGTCTGGTCCAGCTGATTGAGATTGACGGCACGGCCTTCGGGCTTGATACCGTGCTGCGCTTTCATGCGTACAACCTGCCGACCGAAGGCTGGCAGTCATATGCAGCAGAAAACCTGCCTTCTATCATCTGGCAGGGCAATGAGTACGATCCGCATCCGTATGAGCTGACCGGCATGGAGATGAGCAGCACCGGTTCACAGCCGACACCAAAGCTTTCTGTCGGCAACGTGGGCAACTATGTCACCGCGCTGTGTCTGCAGTTTGACGACATGGTTAAAGCGAAGGTGCGAATCCACACCACCCTGGCAAAGTATCTCGATGCGGCAAACTGGACGACAGGCAATCCCAGCGCTAACCCGCAGGAGGAACGCGTTCAGCTGTTTTACGTTAATGCGAAAACCTCCGAGACACGCGCTCAGGTGGATTTTGAACTCTGCTCTCCGTTTGATATCCAGAGCCTGCAGCTGCCATCACGCCAGATAACGCCGGTATGTACCTGGTGCATGCGTGGCTGGTACCGCACCGGTACCGGCTGCGATTATGCAGGCAACCGGTATTTCACTAAAGACGGCACGGCCACTAATGACCCGTCAAAAGATGTCTGCGGCGGGCGCATGGCTGACTGCAAAGCACGCTTTGGTGACGATCAGCCGCTGCCGTTCGGAGGGTTCCCGGCTGCAAACCTGCAGGGGAAATAACGATGCGCAAAAAGATTCTTGAGGCGATACGCGAGCACGTGGCCGCCGAATACCCGAAAGAGGCATGCGGGCTGGTCATCCAGTCAGGCCGGACCCAGAATTATATCCCCTGCCGGAATATCGCTGATGCGCCGACAGAACATTTTACGCTGTCGCCGGAGGATAAGCGGACAGCGGAAGCGCAGGGCGAAATCCTGATGGTTATCCATTCGCACCCGGACGCGCCGCAGCTCATTCCGTCAGAGCATGACCGGGTTCAGTGCGACTTCTCAGGCGTGGAGTGGGGCATCATGTCGTGGCCGGATGGCGACTTCTGCACCATCAGCCCGCGCACTGACCGCGACTACACAGGCCGACCCTGGCTGATTGGCAGCAATGACTGCTGGACACTCATCATGGACTGGTACCAGCGTGAGCACGGCATCACCCTGAAAAACTGGTCTGTTGACTATGAGTGGTGGATAGACGGCAAAGAAAATCTGTATGACGACAACTGGCAGTCAGAGGGATTTGTAGAGGTTGAGCCAGCTAAGATACGTGAGGGTGACATGATCATGATGCGCATCAGCGCCCCGGTAACGAACCACGCCGCGATCTATCTGGGCAACAATATCATTCTTCATCATAACGCCGGGAGCCTGTCTACACGGGTTCCTTATGGCGAATACTGGCGTAACCGTACCGTGCGTATCGTACGCAGAAAGGAGCTGATGGATGCTTAAAACCATGCGACTCAAAGGCCGGATGGCAAAAATGTTTGGTCCGGTTCACCAGTTTCACGTTGCAGATTTGCGGGAGCTGCTGCGTGCAATGTGCTCACAGGTGCCGGGCTTCAAAAAGTATGTGTCAAACGCCCACCTCAACAATATCCGGTTCGCCTTCTTCAGCGGCAAAGACAATATCGGCCTGCAGGAGTTCGATATGTATTCAGCGGCAACCGAGTTTCAGATGGAGCCGATTCTGGAAGGATCAAAACGCGGCGGTACGCTGCAGATCATCATCGGTGCCGTCGCGATTGTGGCCGCTTTCTTCACGGCAGGCGGTTCGCTAGCACTATATGGCGCTGCGCTCGGGACCACCACTGCGACAGGTCTGGCCGTAACCGCGCTTACCAGTATGGGCATCAGTATGCTGCTGGGCGGGGTCGTGCAGATGCTGACTCCGCAGCCAAAGCTTAACGTGGGTGCATCATCCAGCACGGACAATAAGCCGAACTATGCGTTCGGTGCGCCGGTTAATACCGTTGCCATGGGCTATCCGGTGCCGGTGCTTTACGGTACCAGAGAAATCGGCGGCGCGGTCATCAGTGCAGGCAGCTTTACCAGCGATCAGCAATAAATAATTGGAGAAGGACCATGACATTAGAACAGCGTATCGAAGCTTTAGAAAAGAATTTAGAAGAGATGAAAGCCCAGAATGAAGCAACTGTCCGGGCTTTGGATGCTCTTAACGCGCATTGTTCTAGCTTAGCGGTAGAACTGGCAAATTTAGAAGTCAGAACATCAAATTTCCATTAACACTTTGAGAAGTTTTCGCGCGCTTTTTGAATAGCCAATTCCTCAAGTTGTTTAATTGTCATAGTCTGGGCATGACCATGAGGAACTTCAACCCAAATGCTGTGACTAGAGTCATCATCACCCTTCAAATTGGCTAGTATTCTATGGTTATCACCATGATGATTTGATAGACCGCCTAAAGTTTCTAGTTTGAATTTCATGTAATTTCCTTTCCAGAGGTAATCAGCCATCCCTCATTGCTATGTGCACCCATGCCTCAAACATGGACGGGCTGAATACTCAACATATCCTTAACTGTCTATCAGCGACATCCTGATATTCGATCAGTAATTCTCAGGCCACCTCATGGTGGTTTTTTTTTGGGTGAAATATGCGACTTCTTGAAGGTGCTGTGATTCAGGGCAGTAAAGGTGGCGGTTCCAGCCCTCGCACGCCAGTTGAGCAGGCTGACGATCTGCTGTCTATCGCGAAATTAAAAATGCTGCTGGCTATCTCTGAAGGTGAGATTCAGGGTGATTTAACCGCGCAGCAGATTTTCCTGAACGATACGCAACTGGCTAATGAGGATGGTACCTATAACTTTACCGGCGTCGTGTGGGACTGGCGTAGGGGTACGCAGGACCAGACCTATATTCAGGGTATGCCCGAGGTCGATAATGAGCTGTCGGTGGGTGTTGCAGTAACGCAGGCTATCGCCTGGACCCGCCAGTTTACCAATCTGACGCTCGATGCCGTTCGCATAAAGTTGAGCCTGCCTGTGCAGTACCAGTACAAAGACAACGGCGACATGGTTGGTACCGTTACGCAGTACGCCATTGACCTGTCAACAGATGGCAGCTCGTGGGTCACGGTAGTTAATGGCAGCTTTAACGGTAAAACCACGTCTGAGTATCAGCGCGATCACCGCATCGAGTTACCGAAAGCGACTTCAGGATGGTCAATAAGGGTGCGTCGAATCACTGCGGATTCGACGTCCTCAAAACTGGTTAACGCCTTCAAGGTATTTTCGTTTGCAGAAGTGATCGACAGTAAGCTGCGCTACCCCAACACCGCGCTGCTGTATATTGAGGTTGATGCCAGCCAGTTCAGCGGACAGGCACCTAAGGTAACCTGTAAGCCAAAAGGGCGCCTAGTCCGCGTGCCGACGACGTATGATCCGGTTTCACGTACCTATGCAGGAGCATGGCAGGGTGATTTCAAATACGCCTATACCGATAACCCAGCGTGGATTTTCTATGACCTGGTGCTGGATAAAATATTCGGGATGGGTACGCGTGTTGACGCCACCATGATCGACAAATGGGAGTTGTACAGCATTTCGCAGTACTGCGACCAGATGGTGTCAGACGGCGCGGGCGGCACGGAGCCGCGCTTTACCTGTAACGTCTTCATCCAGAACCAGCAGGACGCTTACACAGTACTGAAGGACATTGCGGCGATATTCCGTGGCATAACTTTCTGGGGTAACAGCCAGATTTTCGTCAATGCAGATGTGCCGCAGGTCGATTCAGACGGCAACGTAGACGTTGATTTCGTTTACCACGCCGCGAACGTCATTGACGGGCTGTTTACCTATGCCGGTGGCAGCTACAAGAACCGCTATTCATCCTGTCAGGTAAGCTGGTCCGATCCTATCAACCACTATTCCGACACGGTAGAGGGCGTGTACGACTCCGATCTGGTGCAGCGCTATGATGTGCGCGAGATGAGCCTGACAGCCATTGGCTGCACGTCTCAGAGCGAGGCGCACCGGCGCGGGCGCTGGGCCATTCTGTCTAATGCCAAAGATGGCACAGTTTCATTCGGCGTTGGCCTGGACGGTTACATTCCGATCCCGGCTGAGATTATCGGCGTGGCTGACCCGTTCCGCAGCGGTAAGCAGAACGGTGGCCGCATCAGTTCGGTTAACGGCCTGCGCATCACGCTGGACCGTGCCGTTGATTATGCTGCAGGAGACAGGCTGGTTGTGAACCTGCCGGACGGTACCGCGCAGACACGCACAATCGGCAGCATCAGCGCCGATAAGAAAACGGTCAGCGTGAATACTTCATTCCGCATTGCGCCCGTGGCGGGCTCAGTCTGGGCCATCGACAGTGATAATCTGGCAATTCAGTATTTCCGCGTCACCTCAGTGGCCGGGAACGACGACGGCACGTTTACCATAACCGGCGTGCAACACGATCCGAATAAGTACAGATACATTGATGACGGCGTGCGCATTGAGCCAGCGCCAATCACTGTCACGCCCATCAGCGTACTGAAGGCACCGGCCAACATCAAAATCAGCGAAGTCAGCTTTGTTGAGCAGGGGCTGTCTGTTTCATCAATGCAGGTAACGTGGGACCGTGTTGAAGGTGCGATCAGCTACGTGGCTCAGTGGCGGAAGGATAAAGGCGACTGGATCAACGTCGCAGTCACCAGCGCTCAGGGGTTCAGCATTCAGGGAATTTACACCGGCGTCTATGATGTCCGTGTGCGAGCTGTTAACGCGGCAGAGGTTTCCTCGCCGTGGGGCTACGCTGACTCTACATCACTCATTGGCAAAGCAGGCAAGCCAGGCACGCCGGTTAACCTCCGGGCCACTGACAATGTGGTCTGGGCAATCGATGTAACGTGGGCGTTTCCTGATGGTTCCGGTGATACCTCGTACACAGAGATTCAGGTGGCTACTACGGCAGACGGGCAGAACCCGCAGTTTCTGGCTTATGTTCCTTACCCCGGAGTCAGCTATCAACACGGCCCTATGCCCGCTGGTGTTCGCCGCTGGTATCGCGCCCGGCTGGTGGATCGCATCGGTAACACTGGCGACTGGACGAAGTTTGTTGAAGGTGCCAGCAGTGTTGATGCAACCGCGCTGCTGGGCGACATTACCGAGCAGGTCCTGAAAACGGATGCCGGTAAGCAGCTCATTGCCAAGGTCGATACCAACATTGATGCCATGCTGCAGAACGCGCTGAACCTCGATGCAACGGTTGATCACCAGATGGCTATCGCTGGCGCAAACAACCAGAACCGCGCCGACATCCTGACCGTTAAACAGACCATCGCCACAAACGACCAGGCTTATGCACTGAGGTTTGAGCAGGTGCAGGCGGCAGTCGGTGACAACGTGGCAGCAATACAGCAGACCTCTACGGCGCTGGCTGACACCAACGGCAAGCTATCAGCACAGTACTCAGTAAAAGTAGCGGTAGACAGCAATGGTCGACAGTACGTAGCTGGCATGGGGATTGGCACCGAGAATAGCCCTGCGGGTATGCAGACACAGGTGCTGTTCCTGGCTGACCGCTTCGCTGTGATGTCACAGGTGGGAGCTACGCCGAAAACCTTCTTTGCTATCCAGAACGGCCAGACCATTATTAATTCTGCCTTTATTGGTGATGCGACCATTACCAGCGCGATGATCGCTGCATATATCCAGTCAACAAACTATATTGCCGGGACTGCCGGATGGAGGCTGGGTAAAGATGGGACATTTGAGAGAAATGCTGCAAATGGTTCAGGCAGGGTTGTAGACACTGGCACATTAAGACAGGTTTACGATTCAAATGGTACTTTACGCATCAGAGACGGGCTCTGGTAAGGAGAATAAATGCCTGGTGGCCTTCAGTGCTGGGATGCAAATGGAAAGCTGATAGTTGATATTGGAGATTACAATACTCGATATCTTGGCAGAACATCTGTCACCATGGCGGCTAATACCAATCAGGTGACTGGAGCATTCGGGGGGCTTACTTCATCTGGATCATTTGTTGTAGTGGCTTCTGCTTCAAGCTCTTCCTATTACACACCCTCTAATTTTGCTGCTCGATCATATGATGGCGGATATCGCATATTTAAGCTTTCAGCATATACCGCTGCAGTTACCTTAACTTTGGACATGTACGCATTCATATGAGTGGATATCAGGTTTTTAACTCTGCTGGGGCGCTTGTAATTGATTCAGATTATAAAGGTACCTATTACCGTGATACGGTTAACTATACGAGCATAACGGATATAGGTTATTACAACATTACATGCCTACTTGGAAACTCCAACGATATGGGTCATGCGAACGCGAGTGTCCCAGTAGATGATAATCTGCGGTGGTTCAAGCCAAACAATAATGCCAAAATGTTTTTTACCGGACCTGACTGGGTGACAGCTAACGCCGGCTCAATGGCCCGTAGTCGAAGTGACATGCCTGTAGAAAGTGGTTATCGGGACATTTTTAACTCAGCAGGAGAGTTAGTCTGGTCGGCTGTGATGGCTGCTAAAATACCTCGTATCCTTGGTTTTTTTGATGTTCCGGCAAATTTCGATTTGGATAACTCTGTTTATTCCCAGTCGATTGGTAATGACTCATGGATTCTTGTAAGTTCTGTACTTGGTGGAAACATTTCTGATGATGGTTCCGGCACCGGGTTTTCGGGACCATTCTTTAGATTCCAGAATGGAACGTTGCAATGCCAGTGGGTAAACAAGCTCCAGCAGTCGTGGGCTAGCACGCTGAGGCCTTATGGCATGCGTATTCCCTATGGAGTATTTTCAAACCTCAGTTAGAATGAATTATAAGTAAAAGCATTTTTCTAATTCAACTTCTTCCAAATGGATGTGATATGTCTACATATGGAGTGACGTATGAAATATATTTTAACGGCGTTATTAATTGCTCTATCAGTTGGGGTGCAGGCTCAGAACAAAATTACGTATCCTGAAAGAGCAGAAAATCTCAGATTTGGAGGCGAGGTGGAACTTCTTTATGATGTGACGCCAGAAGGAAACGTTTCTAACATCAGGATTTTAAAGGTTCATCCAAATTATCTTTTTGATCGCGAAGTAAAAAGGCAAATGTCTGACTGGACGTTCCCGGCAAAGAACCCCAAAAAAGACGTTCCGCTAAAAATCGTATTTAAGCCAAACTAATTAAATAACTTCCAAGAACCCGGCCATTGCGCCGGGTTTTTTATTGCCCGGAGAAAGCTATGCCAGCAGGAACTATTGCATTAACAAACAACTCAACAGCTGTGAATGGCTCGGGTACCAGCTTCACAACTGAGCTGAAAGCGAATGACTTTATCGTTGCGGTTGTTGGCGGGATTACCTATACGCTCGGCGTACAGTCGGTCAACTCAGCAACAGGCGTTACCCTTATTACGGCATATAACGGGCCTAACGCATCTGGTGTGGCATGGACTGCAGTCCCAAATGCGGCACTTGTCGGGATTACTGCACAGGTGGCCGCCGATGTTGCCAAAGCCATTCGCGGGCTTAATCTGGACAAGGCTAACTGGCAACAGGTTTATTATGGTAGCGGCAACATAACCGTCACCCTGCCTGATGGAAGTCAGTACACCGGACCTGCATGGAGTACGCTGAGTAACTCTTTAACCTCAAAAGCAGGCAACGGCGCAAACTCAGACATAACATCGTTGAGTGGTATTTCAGGTACTATCGCGCTGAAGAAAGGCGGCTCTGTTAGCTATGAAAACCCTGCTAACTCCTCTCAGCAATTAGGTTTCCTTAGCTATGACTACACCAATGGTGTTCTTAACATAGGCAACACGTTTAGTGAGTTTAAGGTAAAAGCTTATTCTCGCGTCGATTTTCGCTCGACCGATGCTGCTGTGTCTACCAGCACTAATCCTGGGTGGGTTTCACTATATGCTGGGTCTGTTATGGCTAATGCATGGGTGGCTGGCGCTACTGGCGGTCTTATATACGGTGGTGCTGTCCGCTCTGCACTTCAAATAGGAACAGGTAATGCCCGGTCGGCAACAATGCAGTATTACCTGAACAGTGGTGTAGATGAGAATATCCTTTTTACGCTTCTTATAGGTGGTACTGCGACTAACTTCAGGATGAACAACGCCGGGTACGGTATCGCCCCATCAGGCTGGACAACTGCATCTGATGAAAGGATTAAGGACAACAAAGAGATTATTCAGAACCCACTGGATAAAATGAAACTAATCCGTGGTTATACGTGGATCAGAAAGGACATTAAGGCCAGCGGCATTGGTTTTCTGGCGCAACAGGTTCAACAGGTTTTCCCTGAAAGTGTCATGAACCTTGGAGACACCACCTTAAAAGATGGCACGGTAGTCGAAGATACCTTGGCGCCTGACACGACAGGTGTAGCAGCAGGTCTCCATCATGAAGCAATCCTTGCTCTAATGGAAAAAATAGAATCACTTGAGGCGGCAGTAAATATGAGAGATACCGCTATCAGCGAGCTTCAGGAAAGATTAAAAGCCATAGATGGCTTAGAAGCGTAAAAAAGCCCCGGCGACGGGGCAGGTATAGACCGTGCCTCTCTGAGCAGGCTACGGGGTGGGTCATTTGAGATTAGTTACTCACCGCCACTCCCGCACGATTAAAAACCCTTACCTCTCAAACCCTTTACAAATATGTGAACTGGTCCGGCTTGATCAATCATATCGAACAATATTACTGTTTATCCATACAGTATTTATCAGAGGAGGTTTTATCATGCCGAGAGACTACGAGATCAAAGACGCGTTTGTAAGTGCCATTAGGACCAAGGCGGGTGCCGGGCGAATTGTCACGACCGAGGAATTCGTCAAAGAACTAGAACGGCTTAACTGGCACTTCAGCCTGCGCGAGGCAAATCAGTGGATAAAAACGAATACAACCACGTTTCGTGACGTTTCCACGCAAGAGGGTGAAGCTAAGACCTACCAGCAGTTCAATCCAAACGGGGGTATCT